GGTCAGCATCGGTTCCGAGTGCGGATTCAGTAATGAACGCATTCGTTGTCATAATGAACTTGGCCCCATACAGGCGGCCAACTTCACCCTTGTACAACTCCTCTACATTGCTGTATTGAGACGCATTAAGCCACGCCTTATCAGAGGCTTGCATGAGGTCACTCAATACTTGAGGACTACATACCGCAGCATACATCCCACCGCTGGTGGGTTGCGCTCGGTTGACCTTTAGCTGCGTAACAGCATTCAGGACAGCCGCACCGTCCAGAGTATTACCGGAAGTGGTTTGCTCGAAGGTCGTATACTCGCCCCCTGATGCTGTCTGCCTCGTACCATCCGCATAGATTTCAGTGAGTGAATCACCGTTATCAAGGTTGGTCGCTGGGTCAGTGGAAAATCCACCTTCCTGTGCAGTCGCGCCTGAGTTCACGTTATCGCCCACATTGGAGCCAACCAATATGTTGCGCGTGATGTTGTCCATGTCGATGGCAGCATCTTGTCCGTTAATCTTGACACTCTGCTGCAAGGAATTAAATAAATCCGTTGCATTTAGAACGTCAGATAGTTTGACAATCTGACCACGTTGGATGAGCGTCTTGCTGATTTTCGTCAGCGAGATTGCCCGTTCTCCCACAGTTGAAGTATCACCTTCAGTTAGGGTGTTTATATCAGTTGCTTTCGGTGTATCCCACCTAAACATTGATATTGCTTTATGACCCGACTTCGCAGGAAGCGGGGCTTTGGAGCCGAACTGGTCGAGTACCAGAGCTTGAACAGCATAGGTCAGCAATTTCTTGCTGAAATAATTTTGGTACTGGTTCGCCAGTGCAGCATCAGTAGTGACATTAGTTGCCATTATTAATACCTTCCTGTCGATTAGAATGAATCATCAAGTGACATAGCAGCCTTACGAAGATGCGATTCTTGTTCCTCTTCTGAGAGGTCTTCAAACGCTCTTTCCCCATCCGGCCTGTCATTGGTAAACCCACCACTAATAGACATCTTTTTTTCCAGTTTTGTTAGTTTGTCCGTCAGTTCTTTAACTTCAGCTTGACTCGATTCCGATTTGCCAGCCTTAATTTTCCATTCAGCAATCTGAACTGCGTGACGCAACCCCCGCCCCTCTGGGACGTACATAAGGTCAGGATGGTCTTTAAGGATTTGGTTAGCGGTCTTGGTAAGCTCAGATTCAGAGTCCTTCAATTCAGGGGTTTCCCTCATCAGGTCTGCCCTAGTATCGTCCCACTTCTTCTGAGCTTCCTCAACTGCATGACCCCTCTCAGCGTTCTCACCCTCCGCAAGAACTTCTTGCGCTCTTGCACGGGTTTGTTCGGCCAAGTCGTAGTCACCATCACCCTCAAGTTTCTCAGCAGCTTCCTCATAGTCAGCTACGGAAAAACCATCACTATCACGGTAGGCTTTCCCCTCATTCAGTTGTTGGTGTCGCTCATTGAGCTTCGCCTTATCTGAATCAAGTTCTTCACGAAGCCGTTTAATCTCTTCTTTTTGGGAGTTTATCTCCTTCCAAGATTTCGATTTACGGGCTTCGTTCTTTGCCCACTTACTTTTAGGCTGCTCCTCGGTTTCGGGAGCCTCGCTTTCTGTCAATGAACTATCAGGCTTATCGACATCCTGCTCATCAGTCTCCGGTTTGGCTTCCGCCTCCTCAACTTTTGGCTCTTCCGGAGTCTCCTCCGTTTCAGTTTCCGGAGTCTCTATTTCGACTACCGGAGTTTTACCCGCATCTGAAACAGCATCGTGCTGTTCCGCTGCGGCCAACAGTTGTTCGGCGGTAACTTCGCCGGATTCTTCTGGCATAATGTTTCCCAATAATAGTGCTTATCCTCGACCAATCACCGCACCAAGTCGGTCAGTCGTTGCTGTGGAGCCTTCACTCGGAAGATAATCGGCTCCGTAAATATCTTCCGTAAATTCTTTAGGTTCATCCAAATCTCTTGCCAGAACCTCAACGGTATGCACCGTTGTTCTCACACCGTTAGCAAACCCTGCTTCAAATGCAAGGTTTTTCTTTTCTGTAACAGCTTGCTGATTCTGCTTCAAAACCATGTTCAGGAGAACCATCCGCAGTTTCTTACCCTCTACTGTGACGAGAAACTTGCGTAGTAAATTCGCTTCTGACGCTCCCCATTCCGGTTCGCCCACCCAAGGGATGTTACCTGATAGACGCCATGCAATCCCTAAAAACTTCAAAAACCTTCTCATAGGGATGCTTATTCGGGTTGCTTTCTCCTCGGACGATTCTTCCAGAAGTCTTCGGGTAATTCATATTTGGGGGTTGAGGGGTCAGCCTTATACGGGTGTGGTAGGGTGAGTTGTCGCTTCCCAGTTCCCCACTCCGTAAGTTCAGGAACCATCTTCTTCTTATTTCTTCTTCTTTCCGCTTCTGCCTCCCTTTTCCGAATCAACTCCTCTCGCTTCATAAGTTCCTTGGCCGCTTCCATAAGGTTATCAATACGCATTCTTTGTTCGTCATGCTCCACATTGGCCTCATCCCTATCTCTCTCGATTTTGTCCCACTTCTTTCTGTTCTTCTTTATCTCATCCTGCATCCACTTCTTTTCCTCTCCACTTGGCTCGCGCCCCAAGTGACCGAGCTTGACTTTTATCTCCTCTATCGAGTCGTCTTTCGTGGGCTGTGCAAACGGGACAAGCCTCCATCTGGCCTTCTTCTCACCCTTACGATACTCCGCCAAATCCATCCAAGGGGGCGGGGCTTTCCATCCGGAGGGATGGGGTTGTGGGTCTGTCTCAGATTCTCCGAAATATCCGTCTATTGGGTTAGGCATAATACAATTCTTTCGTTATTGTCCTACTCCAACTGAGGCAGTTTCCTCAACTGGCATTGGCGCGTCTGGTGTTGGTTGGGGTGGAGGTTCCAAGTTAGGGGGAGGCTGACCACCACCGCCTTGCTGCTGTGCCATTTGCGCCATCATCGCAGCCTCCTCGTCTTGGGGCTGGGGAGTAGCACCGATTGATTGCAGGTATTCCATGACATCCTTGCGTAATGCACGGGCGTTATTAGTGTCAATCTCTTCCATAGCAAGTAACAATCCGTCAAGTCTAACTGTGATGGACTGCATACCCTGCGGGCTTATCTGCATTCCTGTCTGTCTGGACTGTTCCAAGAAAGTCATAATCACGCCAATCCTAGTCTGATAATTCTGGCCTGCCTTGACCGGAATTATCTGACCAATCAGAAGGGCTGGGAGGGTGCGTTGTTCGTCCTCACCCTCATCAACCTCTTTCTGGTTCGGGTCTTGAACCAGTCTAGGAATAAGGGAGGGGTCATCGAGTTCGATAATGCTCTTATCCAGTTCAACCTGATTTATCCAAGGCGACTCCATGAAGAGTTGTTTTCGCTGGACAGCCTTAGTCAACAGCATTGACCTGCTCACCATATCCATTCCGCCGCGAGGTTCAATCTGATATTGTTCGTGGAGGGCTACTGGGTCAACAGCAAGGGAGTCCTCAAGGAACCGATACTGCAAGTCCTTGGAATCAAACTGAATCAGCAAACTCCAAGCCTGACGGAACAAGTCACCCAACGCCTGACGGAACAAACGCAAACGCAAGTCCATGTTCTGCTGGGCTTGGGCATTTATGGATTCAATCTCAGTAGCCGTGCGCCTGTCCCTGTCAGCCATGATTCCGTAATCAGGAACCGTAACCCGCTGTTCGGCAATCGACTGGGTTTGAGTCATCTCATTATCAAAATCAATCGGCGTGGACGGCATCTGTACCGGAGCGATTCCGAACGGAAGAATCTGCGCGGGTTTCATCCGCAAATTAACTGAGTTAGGCAAGTCACGCTCGGCGCGGAACATCGGCTGATTAAGAAGCGTTGCCGCATCCATCTTCTCGTTCCAAGTCTTGTTAAGCGCAATCTCAAACGGGCCTAGCATCTCGCAAACTCCGCGAGGCGAATACCAGCCACCATCAGTAATCTCGTACTTACACGAAACGAACGGAGGCGTGCCGTGGTCAAACGGAACCTTCATCTCTTTCCGAAGCGGGATGTCGGGTGCTTGAGGTGAGAAACATTCCATTATCCAATCACCATCTTTGTCTCGCGTATAAACCTCCCACACAATAACCTGCTCCTCATCATTTGAGTGAGTAAGTCCTTCCCGTATCTCTTTATTGTTCTTCAGCTCAGAGAGCATCCCACCCTCTTCGCTCTGTGCGCCTGAAATTGCTTCCAGCGTAGCCTTGTTGTCCTTGTAAATTCCCGCACGCTTGTACGACTCAAGGCTCATAGGAATCACCTGACAAATACGGTCAGCCCCTTCGGAATCTTTTGTCCACGGCGGGACAATCATGTAAACTGGGTCAACAGACTGAAACTCTATCTGCCCCTTATCCGGATTCCAGTATACCTTCAAAATCCCATGACCACTGACAAGCATATGGTCAATCCAGCTCATAACCTCAGTAGCGTAGTTGGACTTCTCATTCAGCTTATAGGAAAACCACTGTTCAGCCGCAGAAGTAAAAGCGGAAAGCTGGCTCCGCATGGGAACGAATGTCGCCAACACATCAAGGCCCATAGCCTGTTGAAAGAAACTAGGCTTGAGCTTGTTGATGGTTGTGTCGATTAAAGGAAAGTGAACATCGGATGCGTTGGGCCACGGCTTGTGCTTGCGGCGTAAACCGTCATTACGCATTTGATACCAGAGTGCTTGTCTGGTTTCCCAGCGCACACGGGAACTGATGTCATCACTTACAAGGTTGAAGAGTTCTGTACTCATTTTAATCCGTACTTCTTGCCTCCAGCAGCCTTGCGCGGGCTGGATGCCATCTTACGCCGACCGGCTTTCGAGACTTTGTTCTTTAGTTTCTTGCGTGCGCCTTTGCGTGCGCCTAATGATTCGTCTTGCCGTGCTTTGTAACCTTGTTTTTTTGCAGCCATTTTATTTAGTTTTAGTTTTGGGTTTGGGTTGTTTTCTCTTTGTGAGATTCTTGTTTGAAGTTTCTTTCTGCCATTCCTTTGCCATCTTGGGTTTATTGCTATACATCCAACGCCGCTGGGCTTCGCTCTTGAAAGGCATTATCTCCCCCTATCCCTTCCCCTACCACGAACGCTTGGTGCAGGTTTACCTGCTTTGAGGTCGGCCTTGGTTGGTTGGAGATGCCCGTCCTTGTCAGGCCCGTCTTGTTTCTTTTCTTTCTTAGCCATTAGTGATTCTCCCAATCAGAAAACTCTTCCGGTTCCGGATGTCTCATCTTTGCCATTCTCCAAGTTGCCATTATCAGAATCTCTGACTTCAACGCATGACCTATACACTCTTCGCAAATAAGCCCACCAACTGCTACGTCTTCCGCCACGCACATCCCCATCTCTTCGCAAACATAACAACAAGCCTCTATCGGAGGCATCCCTCTTATACTTGACCGCCTTAATGTCAAGACCATACCCCACAGCTAATACCCCACATACATACCGCTTGGCAAGGCTTCTTCTTCATAATTTTTGCTGGCTTCATCCATCAACTCTCCCACCGTTGGACGG